CCAAGAGACAACGGTTCAGGCAGACATTCAGAAGGAACTTTACTTTCTTCGTTCAAAGGAGCGATACCGTTCGCTTTTCCTATCCTTTCCTCAAAGTCATTTATTACAGAGGTCCATTTGCCCCATGTAACACTCTCATTGGAAACAATACCTATTCGTGAGATTGTACAAACTGTACCTAAATATACACCTTCGGCATTGTCTGACATGGTAGCCAGTTGTATACACGAAGTGAATGATTGACAAACCTTATCAAGCTCCAACCGTTCAAGTTGTATATTTACAGGAATCTTAGACGAATCAACAGACAAAATACACCGATAATTCCCAATAGAAGAATCCCCGGAATGCATTGTTTTCAATTTATCCTTAAAGCTACCAATAGTAGTAAAAGAGCCAATACTTTTGAATGGGTCAGTCAAAGGATTGGATTTATCAGACACTCCTGTTATACGTTTCAACAACTCGGCGTCTCCATTCGATAAATCTTTTGCAATCTTATTGACATTCTCCACTAATGCATCAAAATCCCCATTCACCATTTTAGCAATGGTACTTGAAAGCAAATCAATAGATATTTTCCGACCACCACTAACTTCAACATACATATCTCTAGATAGCTCTGTTGTATCAGCCAGTTGTTCTATTGTAAGACTGTTTGTCTTCAACGCTTGCAGCACAAGGCTAATAATTTGTTGTTTCTCTGACTCTGTCATTTTATTCTATCTTTATTGTTTAAAACTATTATATTAATTTGATGACGGATCAGAAACTTCATCAGAAGCAACAGGTAACGTATCAACAAATTCACCGTCCCAAGTCACCTCATAATAAGTCCTATCATCAGTTCCTTTCAAGAACTCTAATATACCTCCTGATAATAAATCAATATCGTATGAACTTCCCTTTTGAGAAAATTGAACTTCATTCGAATAACCTCCCAAGACAACTGTAATCTGATTAACTTCCGAAGTTACGACACCAGCGCTTGTGAGATTAAAAGGTATCATGAACGTCACCCCACTATTAGCCGGTTTATCCAAAATCACTTTACAACTATAATTATGAGATGTAAAAAGACTAGTCATAATCTTCTGATAATGCACATACAACTTACCGATGATTACTGACGTATATTCTTCTACAGCTTCACCACCAGACTTTATGCTCCTCAACTCTCCACTGTCAGATGTTATCCTATAAGTATCATTTTGAATTCTTCTTATAGACATTTGGTTGTTCCACTCCAAAACAGGATTAATCGTTTTTACCCTCTGTAACATTTGATTGAATACAAAACTCTTCAATCCTTCGATTTGCTGGTTAAGTTCCGGAACATTACTTTCCTTTCTTGCATATCGAATACCATCAAAGTAGACGTAATTACAGCATAAGACACGATTCAATAATTCAGCAAACCATACAGGGCATCCCATCCCATTTCCAAGCGTGAATAATATAGTTGTATATTCGTGGCTGAATAGCTCAACAATATCCTCATCAGAAGTCACGAACTGCTCATTATCCACACCGAACGTCCATCCGTTATCTTTGAAACCACCAGGAACTCGAAAATCAAAAAAGTATTGCATCCCATCTATCCACCAGACAGCATCAAGACGCTGCTTATTATCTTTCATTGAATACTGAATAAGGCTGGTTTCTGATAACTCACACTCATCATCCGTAACTTTAAAAATCTCACTCGTATTCCCATTAACTGTTACAGTATAATATCCACATGGAAGCAATGAAATGTTATAGAAATAGAGAATCTTATCATCATTCATCTTCCATGAGCTTAATGATACAAGTGTAGATATATTACTTAAAAGATTATTAATGTAAACAATAGGCTCCTGCTCTTTGGGTGTCAAAATCAATTCAACAAAAATCCTGTCTGTACGTGCGAATAACTGCACATATTTACTTTTCGCTCCAAATTTATCGGTAGACGGAGAAAAAAACAGTGGGGTAAACGGACTTATAATCATATTCTAGGCTTTTGTTATTGAACGGACAAATAAATCATACTTCACTCCCTCGTTTCTCTCAACTGTACTACTCACCTCTTTGATGTAACCTTCGTAAACAAGGCCACCTTTTTGAATCTTAATCGTTCCATCATCTGTTTGTGGAATATCCTCATCAAAGGTTGTAAATGAAACATCTCCACAAGTGACCAAATGCTCTTCAAGTATAAAGTCATCAGTTAATTTCACATCATTGACTATAACATTGCTATTCCCATCCGAAGAAGCATAATGAAGAGAATCAGCGAACATGCCAATATACTTAGCATTAGCTTTCAACATAGCTTTCTGCCAATACATAACATTAAACATTGCATCAGGATTTAGAACACCTGCAATCTTCCAATCCGCATTCCTTTCTAGTACATATTCCGCTTTCCCAATAACCTTATTATAAGCGAGCATTGCGCCAACGATAAACACATCATTATCACTTTCGTTATCAGTAGAACTACTTCCCCTTTTCTGTGACACGATTTCCAAGCCATAAGCATCTGCACGATAAGGGCTCACTAACTCTAGTGTATTATCTGTTACTTGCAATCCAGTAGTATATTCAGCAGTAAATCGAAATTCATCACGACCATTCAAGCATTCATAATCAACTTTATCATAACCAACTTTAACTCGTGCATATATCCTAGAACTGTCTACTTTAAATTGAAAATCTGAAATGTTTCTTGATATATTCTTATTACCATTAAAAGTAAATAAGCTGTCACGATGGACAAACTTTACAATATCCCCCTCAATCCTCTGAACAAAGCCAAAACAGGCTTCCATCCAGTCTACAAACTTCGTATATGAGGTATATAATTTAGCAGACAATATCCCACGAATACTTTCGGCAGCCAAAATAAGGCAATTGTCCAACCGATTGTCTACACCGGAAGCTATCTCGCCTTTTATACCCTCTTTACCACCATTCATACTTTTGAGCAAACTATTCAGAACAGTAATAGGTTTTACCACATCTATATTGATAGGTGATGCTATTGAAGTCCATTTTATCTGTAGTGAATATTTAGAAAAATACACCTTTCCAGGTCCGTTAACATTCATATTACCTATCGGATCATGTATGACAAATTGAAGACATTCACCATCTTGAAGGTCTATTGCATAAACATCCTGATATTGTTCGGGTCTATAAGTGTCTTTTTCTGTTGTATGTGTATTTCCTGAATAATCGGTATTTATCCAACTCGCAATAGTGCTTGTGGTACCGTTCCCATCAACTTTAGCAAGTGTCAACATTACATCTCCTCTGCCTAAATAAAAGTTGAATTCGGGAGTTATATATACCTTGACTGGTTTATGCGCCCTTAAAAAAGCAGGTACAGAAGTATCTAAAGTCACAGAATTTATTTCTACAGGACTATCTGATTCTGGTAAGTCTTTTTCTACGACTTCCAATGGAAGAGACTGGAATATAGTTTTTCCTGTTATATCTCTTGAGAAATCAACATATTGCCCTCCATCTTCTAAAGAGTATCCACCACATATATAGTTCGCGTAGTAATTAAACGGTAGTCTATCATAATAAAGCTGATATGTATCTTTTATCTCATCTACCGAATATTCGTACTGCGTTCCTTTGTTAGCCTTTATGATATTAGCGACACTATCATCTATCGAATTAATAGAAACAGTATTTCCATCATAGGTCAATGAACCGAAATCCAGTCGGCAACTGAAGAATTCTTCATAAGTATGAGAATTAGTTATAGTATAAACAGTGATACTAGCATTAGAAGCTAGGTATTTGCTCAAATACTCCTCCAATATGAGATCATAGGCTTCTCCCACAAACTGGAATTTTGAAGTAAAGGTTCTAGTTATTCCTTCAAGTCCGGAGCGTTTACGGGAAAACTTTATTTCATCCCAATTCTGAATACAAGATTTGGGAATATCATAGGAAATACTATCAACGGTAAGTACATATTTACAAAGCATTTTAACTCCTTTTGAACGTTCACGAGCAAATATATAGAAAAAGCCAACCGGTTTCCCGATTGGCTAAATTCTTGAAAATCATGCTTTGTCTAAAACTAATATAATCTGCTAATTATAAGCTATATACAAATTATTTTATTAAATATAGATTTTCTTCTCCCTGTGAAATATCACACGTGTTATCTGTTAGATAATAAAATGAATCTCTTGTTTCAACAAAGACATTTCGCATCAGTCTTTCAAATTCTTTAAAATTGGAAGATTCTTTAGGATAATAAATATTTTTAAACAAATGGGCTTCATCTAACAATTCATAATACAAAATACCCTTTAGTGCCTTTTCCTCTGTTTTACGTTTATCACCAAGGAGAAGATATAAAACAACAAACAATTCTTTATCTCCCATTTGAGCTTGTATAATATCATAATACTTCTTCTTTTTTTTATTTGAGGTCAAAACCTCACTCAAATAAATATATTTATACAACTGATATAAATGTCGATAATATCTCATTAAATGTCGACTTTTGCCATTATCTAAATCCCTCTCAAATTCTACTGGCATTAAATCATTTGAATTTGAAATAAAGATAGAAACAACCTCATCATAATATTTTTCAATATCCGCCTTGCACTCATTATATATAGAATTATGCATCTCAAGCCATTGAAAAAAAGAAGATTCAAACTGTAATATAGATGATAATTCCTGTTGACTTCTATAAGTCATAAAAATAAAAATTATAGAAATTAATGATAGGCTAAAGCCACAAAATGTAGCAAATCCAGCCCAGTCATCTATATCAGTAGAAATCGGTCCGTTAAAATATCTAGAATAGAACACCAGACAGGACACAACAATACCAGTACTCAAACAAAACGAGACCATTATTGGATTTCGTTTTAAGTATTCTAAAAAACTTATTCTTCTTTTCATAGCATATTCTTTTTAGCAAAAATATAAAATTTCACAATAATAGATGTATATCAGTCATTAAAATCGGCTATATAATTCATGCCATATCATTTTTCGTCCGGAAGAAATACGACTTCTTACAGTTCCGACAGGAATGTTCAGGATTTCACTTATCTCATCATATGAATACCCACTAGCATAATACATCACACTATCAATACAACGGGATTTTTTAGCACACCGTTGTATTGTGGAAACCAAATCATCAAACAGTATTGAATGAGCTGTACAGTTAGAAATGGCACTTCCGTCTACCATATCAAGCCCTGTAAAATGTATAAGGGAATTTCTATTGTATCTTATTATATAAGTATTCCTCATTATAATAAGGCACCACGGTTGAAGTGGTTTAGAACAATCAAATTTATCACGATTCACAAGTAGCTTATAAACTGTATCACCGGCTAAGTCTTCAGCATCTTGCATGGAACAGCAGAATTTTCTTGCCACCTTTAATATCCAAGGATATATTTCTGATAATTCCTTTTCAAAGTCCATTGTCAGCCCTCCTTATTAGGTGTATCTTCGGTTCGCCATTAATGCACCTTTCCACATATTTCCGGTGCATGATACTTTGTTCGTGCATTTCCTTAGCAGAACGCTCGATTGAACTAATAAGAGTGCCTATATCGGGGGGCAATAAGGCAATCATTTTTTTTACCTCGGACACTTCTGCCGTTATCCGATTACACTTCGTCTCTAATGTACGTAATTCTGACAATAAAACATTGTATAAATGCCTATTTATACAATGGATGCTGTTTTTTCTATTCATAAAAAAGTCGTTTGTGATTCTAAAGGAGATGTACAAACGACTGTATGAAATAATTCGCTTTAATTAAAAATTAATCGAATTACAGCATATATGTAATACCAATATTATCATGTGCTTCTTTTTCTGATCGATATTTCAACATCAGCTTGATGAACGATATTCGCATAGACAGCAGCATTAATTACGCGGGAATCAATACTCATTTTAAAGAATGTCATTAGAAAAGCAATCTCGGCATCAAAAGAAGAACGAATTTGTTCAGGAGTAGCCTTACTTCCTTTATGTTCCTCACTGCGTCTTTCCTCGTTCCGTTTTTGCTCAAAAATCGCAGAATGAAGTAAATAATCAAGCTTCGATATAACTTGCTCATCACTCATATTCCGGATATCTACATTTAGTTGACCCAACACCTGACGAGCATCATCATAAAAGCCAAGAGAAACAAGAGTCTGACATATACGAAGGCTCAATAGTTTGGCACGTTCCTTCACCATATCCTCTTTGTCCATAATCATAGCTTGCATACCTGAAGGATTAACAATGCTTCTGTATTCGATAATTAATTTAGATGCTATTTCTTTAAGCGTGCTTTCGGACATAGATTTGCAGTCCGAAAGCAAACAAGCATAGTTTCCGCATGAAAGTTCAATGAAATCACTCAATGTTATCTGATTTAATCTTTCAATCATGGCTATTTCAGTTTAGATAACTTATACAGTTCAAATTCACGGTTAGAAGCATCTTGGCGTTGCATTTTTAGACTCTTCATCAAAAGGAAATTTGTTCTATCAACCCTTTTTTCTAACCGGGAATAATCATTGAAAACAATGGTGTCACCGGAAGAAGATGCAAAATATGTCGGTGAAAATGTGGGAAAGTCCCAATCCGGTATATCAAAATTAGAGATATCTACCTTATCAACATCAGGAAAGACTTGCGCACCTTTAGGAATATCAACTAAAGTTGGAGTATCAGGAGTAATCCATGCTTTTCCAGAATACATGATAACTTCATGTTTACCGGCATCACCAACTAAAGCGGTACCGCCGGGATGCCTATCATTACCTTGAGTACCATCTGCATAGGAAGGAATAGGAGTTGCAAGAATAGTTGCAACCTGAATTGCTCCCATGGCACCAATAACAATAGATAAAGGAATATTCGGTAAAGCTTCAGTTATTGCCAGTGCAGTGGCTATTCCAGCTTGAGCGACACTAGTCGCCTTTTCCCAAATGGCTTGTTTACGTGCCATTTCTTGTTTTTGTTTTTCTAGTTCAGCATTTTTTGCTTCTGTCAAAGATTTTGCAGCACGTTTACGCGCTTCTGCTTCTTCTTCGGAAATAGCACCTGACTCTGCCAGTTTATCAACCCGTTCAACATCTTTGTCATATTTTTCATCATTAGCATCCTGCTCTTCCTCTATCTTATCAATTTGAGCATCATAAAGTGTAGAAACAAGATTTCCAATAGTCCCTACAGCTTGTGATGCAGTTTGCAACCATTTTTTGAGATTCTTTTGGCGTTCTTTTAACGCTTTATCTTCAGCTTTAGTAATATTTTGAATAGCACTTATCTGTAATTCTGCCTCCTTTTTAGCGAGAGCAGCCTTCAAAACATACAACTGAGTAACAATCTTAGTACGTTCTTCAGCAGTAATATTCTCAACGGTTAATTCCAGTTCCAAAGCTTCAATCGCTGCTTCAGTAGTCTTATGTGCATATTCAAGTTGTAAATTGTATTCCTCTATCGCATATTGCTCTTCTGTTATTAGCTTGGATGCTAACTTCTTTTTAAGAGCAAGCATATCCATTACATACGCAGCGTCACGTATCTCTTGCTCATGGGCTGCATTTTCCGCAATCAATGCTACCTGATCAGAAGCATACTTTCCGTAAATCTCTTGTTTTTTCCTAGCATATTTTTCATCTATCAATATTACATCTTCACCAGTTTTCTCCGCTGCATCAATTTCTGCTTCACGTTGCAATTCCAACTGGTGTAATTTCAAATCAAGTTCTTCCTGGGACCCCTTTTTTACAACAGCAAGAGCGTTCTCAACATCCTTCTTCTCACGATCAGAATTATACTTAATAGTAAACTCATCTAGCTTTTCCTGCATTTCCTTAGCTAAATTCTGACGTGTAGCAATTTCCTCTTTGCTATTACCCTTGACGGCAGCAATCTTCTTCGAGTAAGCAACACCAATTTTAGCAAGTTCTTTCTCCAGTCCCTCATCCATAAGAGCTAGTTCTGACTCCTGATAAGTTTCATGAATTTTCAGCTTCTCTTTGAGAGCTTTTTCCTGTTCACGTTTTTCTTTATCAGTAAGGACTGTTATACCTAAACCATTTTTGTCGTTACCCTTTGGACGGAACTTTTCTGCAATCACATCAAGTCCACGATTAAACTCATCGCTAGATGCTATTTTGAATAAGTTTTTAGAAAATTCCAACTGAGCCTTATCCGCTTTTTCTGCTTCCGACGTGTAATAGCCAAACATTTTAGCAGCACCATTCTTTATCCAAGACATATCTTCAAACTCTGATGTTGCATATTGAGCACGAGTTTTCATCCGTTTTAAAGCTTCTCTCTCTTGGGCCGTTACTTCAATACGTTTATTTTTCATTTGAATAACAGCTTTTGTGTATGCTTGTTCCTCTGTATCACCAGCATCAATAAGCCTCTTATATTCTGCCTGAAAATCTTTTTCTACTTCCAATAACTTTTTGTTCGCATCTTTTTTTGCAAGTGTTCTAAAATTATAATCTATCTTTTCTATTTTTTCTTCAGGAGATTTCAAATCATTGGCGATACCTCTTATTTTATCAGCCATCCAATTAAGAAACTCCTTAGCAGGTCCCGTTGACTCGGAGAAAGAAAGCATAAACGCTTCCCATGCTGAAGATAAGTTAGCAAGAGCTCCATGAACATTATCTCCCATCGTGTGAGCCATATCGCCCAATTCACGTTCTACACCAGTAATCTGTTCTCTAAGTGGTAATATTTTATCAACAGCGGTGAGAAAGGCATTAAAAGCGGCAACACTACGCTTATCAGTTAATTCAAGAGTAGTATTCAAGTCTACCCCTTTTTCTTTTAGCGATTTCAATCCTTCAACTAACTCAGGCAATGTTTTAACGGGCTTACCTAACGCCTTTGCCAGCTTTCCATTACTATCAGCTAAATTTAGAAAGACATTACGGGTAGCAGTAGCAGCCATTGAAGCATCAAAGCCGGCATCCGATAATTTACCCAACAAAGCCAAAGTATCTTCAATACTGAAATTAAAGGCTTTTGCAACCGGTCCAACAATTGGTAATGCAGTAGCGAGATATGAAAACGACAATGCGCTTTTGGTTGTTGCGACAGCCATCGCAGACACATATCTTTCAGTTTCTCTTGTATCAGCATTAAACATACGAAGAGAAGCACCTGCCAATGAAGCCGCATCTGCTAATTCTGCCCCGGTAGCTTGTGCAAATTTTAGAACGTGCTCTGTTGCATCTAATATTTCTTTTCGAGTAAAACCTAGTTTAGCAAGTTCTATTTGCAAATCCGTAGCTTCGGATGCAGTGTATTTCGTTGTAGCACCCAAACGTTGAGCATCCGCAGTTAACTCCTTCACTTTATCAGAAGTGGTTCCTAATATTGCAGCAAGCCTACTATTAGCTAATTCAAATTTAACAATATCACCTACTCCTTCACGCAGTTTTGTAAATAAAGCAACAACTCCACTAACAACAGCTTGTGCACCAATATATCCAGCAGCCCACCCTTTCAATCCTGCACCAACTTTGTTTAGCCCAGGAGCCATCTCCGTTTTAAGCATCATTCCAGCATTCCGGGCAATAATTCCCATGTTCTGCATGGACTTATTACCGTTCTGTATTTCAATCCATGCCGCCTTTACTTCTTCCCGATATGCACCAATGGTCATTTTCTGTTGACTATATCGATCGGAATTTCGCTTTATGTAATCAGTGTTGATTCCAATAGTAGAATTAAGACGGGCAAGTGTACGAATATAGTTTTCATCCGTATCTTTCAAAACATCAACAGCCTTTTGTAGCTGCTTATTCATTTCCTTTGCTTGTGAACGGCTATGTACTTCCTGATTAGTCAAGGTAATAGCAGTTCTGATAAGTTTTAAACGTTCTTCTTCAGATAAAACAGCTTTCTTACGAGTAGTATTACCGGCATTCTGTGCTTTTGTCAAGTTAGCTTCCGCTTTAGCAGCCTTTTCCAAGGACGCAGCATTATCCGAGTTTGCCTTGGTTAGTTTCTTCAATTCAGCAGCAGATAATTTCTCTACATTTAGCTTTTCCTCTATCTTCTTACTGACAGTTTGAGTTATTTCAGACTGTTTTCTAAGAGCCTCGGTTAATTCAGCAGATGCAGAGCCAGCCGTTTTTGCTTGGGTATTAT